CTTGGAAATAGTTCGCCAGATGTACGGCAAGCCTATGCGCATCAACTCAGGGCATCGCTGCAAAAAGTCAAATGGCAACGCTGGTTCTTCCAGCACTAGCTCGCACCTCATAGGCGAAGCGGCTGACATTGGATGCACGAACTCGAAGGACAGAGATGAGCTGGTCGGTTACTTGAGGACTCAATTTCATCGCATGGGCATTCACAAGCAGTTTATCCATGTCGATATTTCAGATGACAAAAAAGCATCGCCTGTTATGTGGGTGTATTGATTGCCAAAGCTTAAAGTTGAAGACCCGATTGTAGTCGAGTGGCGAGATGCTGCGGACTTAGGGGATGAATGCTGGACAGATTTAAAGGATGCGTTGAAAGACGCTAAGGATATGCCGGTCAGCACGATTGGCTATTACTTAGGCGAGACAGAGCATAACTTGTGGCTCTTCAGCAATGTAGAGCATCGAGATAAGGCAAATAAAAGTATCACAGGGAGAATGCAGATTCCTTTGGGCTGCATTAAGAAAATAACTAAATTGAGGAAATGAAATGGAGATGCTGACAGGTTTGCTAAACGACAACACAGCAGTCACTTGCGTAGCGTTTATGATCGCATTGGCGAATATGGTAACTGCGGTTATGCCGTCGGTGAAAGGCAATGAAGTGTACGACACTGTGATGCGAGTTTTAAATTGGGCGTCTTTGAACGTCGGCAAGAACAGAAACAGTGATGACCCAGAGCAACCCGCTAAGAAATAAATTTGGTTCAATCTGACGCAGAGAGAAAAGCTAAGGGTCGAGCGCGAGCTAAGAAGTGGCGCGAGAAGCACCCTGATAAACAGAAGGCGCGTTGCAGGGAATGGCGTCAGGAAAACCCTGTTGGCGTGATTGCAGATAGGGCAATTAAGAAAGGCTGGAAGTTTGACCTGACAAATGAATGGTATTGGCAGCGAGTCAAAGCTGGAGTTTGCCAGAAAACAGGCTTGCCATTTGCAAATAAGAAAGGCAGGAAAAGTCCTTTCCAGCCGAGCGTAGACAGGATCGACTCAAGCCGAGGGTACACGCAGGATAACTGCCAGGTAGTCTGCTTGATTTTCAACCTTGCTAAAAACAAGTTTGCTGAAAAGGACGTTTATAAATTTGCCAAAGCTTATGTGAAAAACTATGACAACGCTACTATTGACGATTGCAGCAGCATTGGGCGCAGTATGGTACTTCATTCGGATAGGCAAGAACCTGGAAAAAGCGTCAGGGTTAAAAGCCGCGTTAGGCATTCACGGAAAAATTAATCGCGAGAAAGATAAAATTGAGACAGAGCATAGGAAGAACTTGGCGAAAAAGAGCAGGGGTAATCCTCGCGACTTTTTTAATAACTAGCGGCTGCGCGTCACTGCCGGACAGCTTGAACTTAGCTGCTCCGATTAGGCCAGCCGAGCCAAAGCTGGATTTTAAGGACACAGGGCAGCATTGCCTGACGGACAGGGAATTGGATGAGTTATCCACTTACATATTAGGTGTTCGCAAATACGAGGACACGACTGAGGCGATTATTAATAGCGTTAATAATCCTTAGCCTCACGACTTGCGGCAAAGCTGCGGTTGCAAAAGAAGTTTACGAGCAATGGAAAATGGAGAGGCCAGGGTTTGTCGAGCCTCCTATGAAGTACATGATTGGGTGGAACGTCAACGAAGTTCCGAGAAACGTAACGATTTACTACGATTTGGATGGCGACAGGATACCAGAGATAGTGTTCGCGCATCCGATTATAGCTGAGAACCACGCGCCAAAGTGTGATGGCGGGTACAGGGAAGAGGAAGAGTATCACACGCTTCTTTCAACTTGCCCAGCTCCACATGCCGTTGATTACTTTGTAACAAAGCGGTATTCAATGTTTAGGTTGCTGAAGGAAAAAGTGTGGTCAAGAATTTTCAGGATGGTGACGCAAGATGGACGACATGTTGAAAGGTGCGAAACTAATAGAAGAAAAGGTAAAGGCATTACGCCTCGAACCATTGGAGCAATGCGTAGACAAGGCTTCATCCCAAAGTGTGCGTCAGCAGTTGATGACTACCTTCGAGCGGATAGGCGGCGAGAGAGCATTCGCTGAGTTTGTGAAGAAGGACGATAGAAATAAAAGGGAGTTTTATAGTTGGTGGTCGAAACTAGCACCGAAGGAAGAAGGCAACGTCGGAACGCAGATTCAGATTAACGTGATTAACTATAATGGCGAAACTGACAATACCTTACAACTTCCAGCCGCGACAATACCAGATACCACTCTTTAAAGCGTTTGACGCTGGAATTAAAAGAGGCGTGTGTTGCTGGCATAGACGCGCAGGAAAAGATAAATGCGGTCTTAACTTGTTCATCAGAGAAATGTTCAAGCGCAAAGGCCAGTATTACCATTTGTTCCCAACCGCCCGACAGGCTCGCAAAGCTATCTGGGACGGAATTGATAAAGACGGTCTGAAGGTAATGGATCATTTTCCTAAGGAGGTGATCGTATCTAAGAACGAGACTGATATGAAAGTTACTCTTACTAACGGGAGTATCTATCAATTAGTCGGGACGGACATGGGCCTGGATTGGCTGGTCGGCACAAACCCGATTGGCTTACTCTTTAGTGAGTATCCTATCATGTCACCTAAAGCGTGGGATTTTCTAAGACCTATTATCAGGGAGAATGATGGAATAGCGTTGTTTGTATATACGCCGCGTGGTCAGAATCACGGTCATCGCATGTTTGAGATGGCGCAGAATAACGACCAGTGGTTTTGCTCGAAGTTGACGGTAGAAGATACTCGCCGTGACTCAGATGGTGAAGATGGCTCCAGAGTAGTCAGCGCAGATGATTTAGAAGAAGAGCGTCGCGAAGGAATGGATGAACAAATGATCCAGCAGGAATATTACTGCTCGTTCCACGCAGCCATTCCAGGCGCTTATTTTGCTAAAGAAATGACTCGTATGGAAACAGACGGGCGAATTTGCAGAGTGCCGTGGGAGCCAAAGTTAAGGACGAGTACATATTGGGATTTAGGAATAGATGACTCGATGTCAGTGGTCTTCGCTCAACAGCATGGTCAAGAGGTACGCATTATTGACTACTACGAAGCGAGTGGCGAAGGGCTGCCGCACTTTATCAGCGAAGTTAAAAGCAAGCCGTATTCCTACGACAGCCATAACGCCCCGTGGGATATAGAAGTGCGGGAGTTAACAACAGGTAAGACTCGCAGGGAAACGGCGCGTAGTTTGGGCATCAATTTTAGAACGGGTAAGAAAGTCAATAAGAAGGAAGAAGCGATTGAGCAGGCAAGGCAGTTGCTTAGTCGTTGCTGGATGGATCGCAGGAAATGCGAAAGATTGATTGCAGCATTAAGAAATTATCACAAAGAGTATGACGACAAGAATCAAGTGTTCAAGGCAAGGCCGGTGCATAATTGGGCGAGTCATGGCGCGGATTCATTTATGGAATTAGCTATGAGCATTCGGCCTGAACAAACAGAACCGTTGCAAGCTCATGCTGTAAACGTAGGAGATATTTGGTAATGGGCGCACCTTCACCACCACCACCACCTCGACCCGCTCCGGCTCCGGCTCCGGCTCCACAGCCAGCTCCAGTAGCGGCTCCAGTAGAGCCAATGGCTCAAAGCACTGAGGAGCGAGAAAAAAGAGCGAACAACAAACGTTCTGGCAGAAGTTCTTTGAATCGCGGAGGAGCGCAAGGATTAGGCGGTGGCGATGACAACGCATCTATTAAGAAAAAAACTTTAGGGTAACGAAATGAACTTTGACTTTCTGTTTATGATTAACGGGCCGCTGATACCAAAAGCTCCATCATTACCTCCTTTGCCTCCTCCTCCAGCTCCTTTGCCTCCAGTAGAGGAGAAAGATACGGAGCGTGATGACAGGATGCAGAAAATTGCTGCAAAACGTAAAGGCCGCAGCTCTTTGATTACGAACCAGGGTGGTGCGGCAGGATTGCAGGGCGAGGATGACTCGACTAAGAAAACGAAACTAGGCGGTAACTAATGGCAGTAAACGCAAAGCAATTACTCAGTAGAAACGAGCGACTTAAAGAAGACCGTACTCTTTGGGATGGCTTCTACCAAGACGTCGTTGATTTTATGCGAATGGGCAAGCAAGCGCCTAATGAGCAGAGAGTATCTGGCACTCAGCGCCATAAGCATTACGACTCGACTGCGCCTCATGCTTCCAAGACTTTAGCTTTAATTATGGCAGAGACTCTGACAAGCAAAGCCATTCAGTGGTTCGGCTTTAAGATTCCAGAGTCTTCGCAATTTGCTGATCTAAATGACGACCAGGATGTTCTGCGCTGGTTTGATGACCTAGCTAAAAGCGTTGGCTACGCGTTGAACCAAAGTAACTTTTACGTTGTCATTAATGAGGTTTACGAAGACTTTAATTCATTCGCCACAGTCTGTCTCTATATGGAAGAGGCAAGGCTCAAGCATAAAGGCTTTAACGGATTAAATTTTAGAGCGTTGCCAATCAGCTC